AAAAAATCGCGTGTTGTTTTTTTTTTATCGTTTTTTTTTGTAAAATAAAAATCCCCGCCAGTACCAAGTTCAGTGCGTTTTACAAAGACGGAAGTATCAATAGTACCGCCAAGAGGGTCCCAAGTAGTTCCATTCCATGCCCAGTTCGTTCCAGCATGAGCTTCACCATAACCAGCTTCTACGTTCCAAGTATCACCTATTTTATTACCAGTTTTAGGAAGGTCGGCATGAGTTTTAACAGAACCTTTATACTTCAAAACTGAAGAAATATTTGCAGCAATCTGTGTATCTGTATATGCTTTAGCAGATGCGAGAGTAGAACTATCACCACCTGTTACTTCGGAAACTAATGCTAATGTACCATCAGCATATGGAATAGTGATTGCACAATGCGAGGATGGTGTCGCGCTTCCAGAGGGCGTTTTGCTCATATTAATAATTCTATTAGCGCCAACGGATATTAAATTCAGTTCATCAGATATTACCGCTTTAAGTTGAAATGAACCAAGTACAGCTATATCTTTTTCAAACTGTTGAATACCTTTCCATGAATTATAATTAAGCAGACTACCATAATTTTTATTAGCATAATCAATGCTTATTGCGCTTGTTGTATGACTAGCATCGGTAATCACATTTAATGCCCCGTTTACAGTATACATAGCAATTGACGTGGCTAATGCTGCTGCAGTATTTCCATTTGAAACTTTTAATATTTGGTCGCCAGTAGATGTCGCAACATATGCATATGTTTCGCTATTAGTAACGTTTCGATGTTCTACCGGTACAAATTTTACAGTACTTACAGTACCATCGTCTGCAACAGTTATTGTTTTGACAAGATTATCGACCATTGTTTCCGGATGAAGTATATTATTTTTATCTATTAATCTAACATTCAAAGGTGTTTTAGCCATTTTAATTCTCCTATATTATATCGTATTGAATACCAGTTTTTTCAATAACTACCTGGTCTGTGTAGTCTTTTGCTTCGGTTAATACCTCAGATGCTTTCAAATCTACATATTGTTTTGAAGCTGCATGATGCCCAAATTTAGGGTCACCTACATAAATATTACCATCGGCATCACGTTTTACAATAGTATCTGGTTCTGCACCAACAGCGACATTTATTGTTACTTGTTGTCCACTATAATCAATGCCATATACTCGTTCATTGCCTTCAGATGTAACTTTATCTAATTTAGTATCTACAAGTTCGTTAATATTACCATCTGCAGCATTCACTCTGCCAAGCAAGTAATTTATTGCACCAACAACAGTTTTATTAGGCGTACTTAATCTTGGGTCATAACTATCTTGCTTACGATAGGAAAAGCAATCGATATCAAGAAATATTGTTGCGTTAGCTTCAACTAAAGCTGAAATAACAACTTCTTCGGCGCTGGCTAATCCAGTTAAAACAGCGTCTGTTGAATTTGCCTGACCTATTACAACAGTTTCTTCAGTACTTGCTTCACCTATTGCTTCAACCATCTTTGTGGTCAACGGATTAAGCATTGTTCGTATCCTTTAATACAAATTTATGTGGCTGGATTAGCTCTCTTTTGAACATTACTTTACTAAACGGAAAATCTTTATAATCACTCGACAAAACATCAGGATTTTTAAGCGTTCCTATATATGCAATGACGTCATAAATATATTCTTTTGACTCAAGCATCTCAGTATCATCAAAATTAATCGGTACAATTACATTGAATACATAAGATACTATCCTATAATCATTTGCTGTAAGTATTGCCAATTCGTAAATATCTCGATTACCTGATTTACTATGGTATATTTTGTAAATACCCTTATCAATATCTGCCTTAACAATAGAATTTGGAACAGAAGTAGTACCAGTCTCATAAATTTCATCTGTAGTAAATTTGTTATATCCACCAAGTGAATAGTCACTATGTCCTTCGTACATAGGCGGTGCAGATAAATTCAAATATTTAGCGAGTACAATTGAGTCATAACTTCCAGATTTTACGGTCAATGCACAAACAGGAAATTCTGCAGCTTTCTGTAATTCCATGCCACCTGTTCCACCCTTATTAGGTATCAAAGTAACAAATCCATATTTATTGGGTATACTTCTATCTAAGTGCCATAATTCAACACCTTCCAAATAAATATTATTTCCAGGATAATTATTAGCAAATGTAATCTGAACACCTGTAAAGAATTGCCCACTTGTTGCTAATGTTGTTACCATATATTGTAGAGCAGCGGTCGCAGAAAATGTTTTTTCCAAATGAATGTTTGTGTTTATTAAATTCGATTGTACACTTGTGGTAGTTTCAGAAAACAAATTAACCACTATTTCTGATAGATTTACACAAGATAAAGGATTCATAAATGCAATAACACATGTGATTGTATTTGAATTAGTTTTAGATGATATTTTATATGCAGGTCTTGCATTCAAATCTATAACTACTGGAGCTAATTCACTATCAACATATACATTTGCATAGTTATTCAAACACTGTTCTGAACCTTTTGGTGGTAAGATATATGGCTTACCGTCCATTGTCCAAAACTGAAATTTTAAGATTGCAGTTTCACCTCTTGCAAAGTAGATATCATTGTTCTTCACCGTTACCATTGTTTTCCTCCGATAATTCAGTACGTGCTGCTGGAGGTACAGGATTAGCAGGTTCAGGAGTCTGCATAGCATTCTGTCCAGTCTTTAATTTAACATCTGAACCATTACTAATACCAGCCTGTTGTGCCTGCCCACCATTTTTTTCCATAGCCATAAGTTGTGCAATTTTATCAAGTATGTCAGGATGACTAAGTATAAATCCTTTAACAGCAGGGTCGAGGTCCATATTGCGTTCATTGAGATTTTGTTGTATTGCAGCAGCGAACGGAAATTGCAATTGCTTCATAATAGACCAATAAAGTTTCAATACGGCAGGGTCCGAAGGAGGCCCGAAAGACCCACTCAAAAATTGCTGAGTCAATACTTCCCACATTTCTTGTTTATTGGTTATCAATGATGCATTGTCGGCCTCAATTATGAAATTATCATCCCAGTACAATTGATTGGTATCCATATTCTTTTTCAAAAATTGATACCTATTAAACTGTAACTGTAAAATATCACCATCGTTAGTATATTTTACATAGTGCTGTGTTTCATCGGCATATGCAAGCAAAAACTTAAACTCTTTCTTGTAAATATCAGAGTATGCCTGAACTTTCATACGTTGTTTGCTCTCAAGTCTTCCAGCAGACTGAGCAGCAGCGAGCTGTTTAGCTTTGCCCGAAGTAGCGGTGGTATCTTTCTTACCTTGATAACTCTCCGTTATACCAAGAGCAGCGCGACCATACTGATACATCCGAGTAGCAAGAATATCATCTTGTTGCATATTGGCCTGAATAGTCTGAACAGAAAATGCGGTAATCAGTCGCGGGTCAGATATGGGTACCATTTTAAGAGTGCTGTCATCGGCAGGTATTTTGGTACCTTCAGGATATGTTACAAAGGACCCAGCTTTCAATAAATTTTCCTGTTCTTTTGTAGTCAACCGATTGAGAGTATCTTGATTCTGCTCAATCATATCTATGTCGGATAATCCATAAATACTGTCCTCAGTGCTTATATTAACCCGCATTACAACAGGTAACTCTCTAATATGATAAAATGGAATTTTGTCGCCTTTAGCAACAATCTTAGTTAACCCAGCATACTCGTCGTCAACCTCGCCGCGCATCCGCGCTTCTGCTCTGAGCTTAGCATTCTCTTCCATATTGCCAATATAAATATCTTGAGATGCAACTTCTTCATCAAGTATGGCATACTCAAATTCCTCACTGTTGCAGACAGGACACGGCATATCAAGATTGAGTATGGGTTCGCCACACTTTTTGCAACGAACAATGCGGCGAAGTTCAAAATAGTCGTCCTCGGATATTACCTGATAACTATTCTTGGCAAATATGGTTCTTCCCACGTTACCTTCATCGTTGAGATAATAGCAAGTAACTATGTCGCATACATCTTGACCGTCTACGTCAGGCGGTACGTCCACTCCATACAACTGCTTGATACTGCGACAGGTGGCTCTGTTCTGCAAAAATACATATTCGGCATCGTTGAAGTCGGTAATACCTGCTTGCACAAAAACACTTCCTGCCGGATAATAAGTAAGTTTAAGACCTCCAAAACCTGAATTACGTATCTTAGACTGGTCCCACTCAATCAGGTAAAAGCAATAGCCGTTCTGATATGTACCACGCTCAGCCTTGTCGTTTATGGCAATGCCGTTCTGAACTTTCATAGTCTGGCTCAAGTAATTCTGAAGCGCCAACGCTCTTTGTGCATCCTCAGCAAGCATCGGAGTCACAAGCGGTTCAGGTACAGTATTACTTATCTGAGACTCAATGAGCTCAAATGTAATATTCTGATGACACTCTGCCTGCACAGATTTACCTGTCCGCTTATTAACTATCTTGCCTTCGCCTAAATACAATGATTTTCTCCGAGGTATCTTTGCGACCTCGGACTCTGCAGCGCTGACTGCTACTGTATATTTCCTAATAACTTCATCAATTGTCATATTATACCTCGAGAAGTCAAATACTCCGAATTAGCTTACTCCCATCAAGTCGAGAGCTGTTCCTGTCCTTATGGTATATCCGACTGGCGGATTACCCCACTGTTCTCTCAAATAAATTCTTTCTTTCTCCGATGCACTCAAATAGTCCTCAATCATATCCGCTGTCCAGTCCCTTGCTGGAGCAATGGTCTCTGTCGGATGCGACTCATGAGCTGCAATCATTGTCATTCTGTTGAGTGCTTGCGTTGTGGCGTCGACATCATCGTCATGAGCACCTTTGGGAAATATCATGAGAGACTGTTGATACTCTTTATAGTACTCTGCAGTTTTGTCAAAATAGACTTTGCCACTGTGGAACAACCAAGTTACCGACATAGCTCTGGAATATTTACCACCTTCCGGTTTTACTGCGATAACATTTTTTACTCCGGCCACTCCTAACATGTCGATTGCCGCAACACCGTTCGCAGCTTCCTCAATGTACCTGTAGTTTATTCTAAACCGTTTATCCAGTGCATATATCCGTTCCATTAATTCGGGAAACGAATAGTGACCTTTCTCAGCCCAGAGCAAAAAGTAATCATCTTCTAATTTAGCCCATACCTGGAGCGCGTTAAAGTCGTTATCTTCTTCATGCTTCAACGCAGCGTCGATGCTGAGTGCGATGACCGGCCATACTATGCACTTGCCTGTTTTCAATAGCAACCCTTTATCTGTTATCTTGCCAATCTCACAGGACCTGAACATTTTCTCAGTGAATAAGTTACCAGTACCGATTGTGGGATTACCTTGATAGTTGTTTTCCCATGTCATCAAGTTGCCTTTACGTATGTAGGCTTTTTTGAACGCTTGCACCCACACACGGTCTTTGCCAATCTCAGGACACGGCCCGTCACCAAGTTCTCTGCCCAGCGGGTCATGCTCAGGGTCAACGCACTCGCAGGGTATATTCAAGACTTGTATGGAGTCAGGGTTCTCAACAGACTTAATAACCTCAAAAATATCTCGCATATTCCAGCGAGTTTGCATCAAAATAACTTTGCCACCAACCTTGACACGCGACCGAACAACTGAGAGCCAATTTTCCTCAAGTGTACTATTAAAGGTATCAGAGTTTGCTTCGGTCGAGTCATGGCAGGTGTCATCAATGATAAGAACATCAGCGGGGTTACCGTTGACAGTAGACATAGTAGCAGAAAGACATGTGCTCTTGATATTTTGTCGTTCATCAAATATCACCTCGAACTCGTCATTCGTCCATTTGTTACCAACTTTGGCACCTGGCCACATGTCAATGTTCCACTCAATCTTGCGTTTATTCTCAGCTGACGCCTTTGTGGCGAAGTCCGAAGAATATGATATGACGATGCAATTGACTCCGGGGTGTCTCAACATATACCAACTCGGTATGGACTGTGCACCCCACGTGGTTTTCCCAGTCTGAAATGGCAATGAAATTAAAAAGAATTCCGTGCCGTCAACGCG